AAGGTAATGATCTTTGATAAGCTAACTCTGATTGTTGTGCTTCAAATTCTCTTTGTTTTTTAGCCATTCTGTTTTGAAACCAGCCACCTAAAAGACCGCCAACCATATTACCACCACCACTACGAGTGCTACCGTTTCCAGTTTGAGTTGAACCACCAGTTTGTCCTTGATCTATTGCCATTTCTATCTCCTAATTATGATGCTCTTTTCCACATGTATACTGTGATACTTCGTTGAATGTTGTTGTGTCCTACGCCATCACCAGTAGTGCTTGTATTAGCGTTTGTAAGTGGATGGCTATCATCTAAACTAATCGGGCCATTCTGTTGCCCACTTGTAACATGTCTGTTATATACGTGATTGTGAGGGGCTAATTCTGAAACACTTAATTCGTGGAGATCTGCACCTTGTTCTTCATTAAGCGTGTCAAATCTTCCAGAACTTTCTTTACCAACTAGCGCTCTACCAGAAGCGTATGCTGTCCAAACACCAAATCCTAAAAGTGTCGCTGGATTTGTTGCAACCGCAGCGTTAATATAAATAGAACCTACTGGGTATATAAGATTTTTTGTTGCTAAAAGAAGTTCTTGCACCCATTCTGTATTAGGCGTTTTAGTAGAAGAATCAGCAGCATTAGTAGGTTTTTTACATTGAAATGCTTCTGAAGCTGCTCCATTAATTTCTGCTTTAGTTTGTATCGAACTTTCTATAGCACTAAATTCTGTGTGAAAATCAGCACCACTAATTATTTTATTAACATCTGTATCAGCTAAAGAATCCTTGCTTGCCCAAGATACAACTTTTGCGTAATTTGCCATTATCTTATCTTTCCTTGTTTATGTAAAAGTGTTAAATTTTGTATTGATGTTGCATATCCATTACTTATAATTGCAACATTAATTTTGAGGTATTTTGCTGAACCTACTAAAGGAGTTCTATATTCTTTTAATCCGTATATTGGTGCATAAGTGTATGAATGAGTATGATTTGCACCTACATGAACATGACTTACCGCAGCACCGTTGCCAGAACCAGCACCAGTTGCTACAAAAACAATACCTACTGTATTAGCCGAAGCACCTATACTTGTAAAACTTGTATTGCCGACTACTGAAATAGCATAATATTGTCCTGTTACAAAAGAACCTGCATTAGTAGTTGTAACTGGTTGAACTCCATACAATGTACTACCAGGTTGTACTACATTTACTATTGATTTTTTACCCCACAATGAATTATTACCTAAAGTTCTAGGGTTTAAAAATATTTGTGTTGTTTTAGAAGATCGAAGTTGAAAATCTTTATACCATTTTAAAAACAATGTAGAGCCAGCACCACCTTCAATAGTCATAAACAATTTTTTTAATAAAGATGCTATTACTGATTGTCCTAAATCTAACCAAATTGTTTCAAAAGTGCTTATATAAGGCGAAAAAGTAAAATTTACTAAAGTTCCGTTACCAATGTTTGAAGTATTTTGAGCAACAGTAATTATAGACCCTACTGCATATGTAACACCACTTGTACCAGCAACAACATTCCATTGAGATTGTGAAGTAGTACCAAGAGTAACAATAGTATATTGCGTTCCAACTACAAGAGAACCTACACTAACAAAAAGCCTGGTTGTATCAAAATAACCAATATATTCTGCAATTCCTCCATCTTCTTGTCCTACTAACATGCCATATAAATTAGTATTAATTATGCTTGTTGGATGCCTATCTTCAGCAAAAGTCCAAGTTGTTATTCTTGGTGCTTCGTTAGGAGTTAAATGTTTAAAATCAAAAATATATGTAACATTGCTATTTGTAAAACATAAAATATACACACCTTCATTTTCTATGTATGCAGATTTAATTTCTTTACTTTGTTGCAAGTTTCTTATTAACGTATCTTTAATGTTTACAGACAAATCAGTAAGAGGAACTTTATCTTTTTGAGAAGTACGAGCTAAAGACCTAAGACCAGTAGATGATAAAAATACTAAGTCATCGCCAATAGCTTGAACCGAATCTCTAGCTATACATCCAACACCTCGTATAACTTCATTAAGTTGCATATCTGATACTGAGTCTGGCCTATCATATAAAGCAATATTGTTTTCACCAAAAACTGCAAGTTGACCATAAAAAGGGGCTATTGCAATTATGTCATCTCTACCCCAAACATTTTTTAAATCAAACGCACCACCACCACTTCTTAAAGTAAAGTCATCACCATCTAACAAAGCTGAATAATGTAAAACATCTTTTTCTTCTGCTACCCCGCCTAACCAAAGCCTTCCATAAAAACCCGTACCACAAGTAGGTTTAAATTCACCACTGCTAACACTTGGAGGTGCAGTATTATTAGTAACTACAGCATTATCTAAATGATGTGTGGCAGTAGTTCCTTTTGCACCTCTAATACATCCAGTAAATGTTGTACTTGTTTTTCCAGTATAAGTAATAATTTCATCATCAATAATAATTTGTCCAGAAGTTGGAAAACCATTTGAACTGTCTACTGTAATAGTAGTAAGCGTAGGATTAGTTTTTACTTCTACTACTCTTCCATTAGTAGTAGTTAAAACTTCTCTTACAAGTCCAGTTCCAGTACCTAAAACAGCATTTGCTGTAAATATTGTGTCTACTGCTGGACTATTTCCAGCATTAGATGCAGTGAAAGAAGCAGCAGAATCTCCTAAATTAATAATTTTATATACTGTGCCAGATATCATTTTGTTCATTGCTATTAATTCACTTTGACCATCAGCACCAGCATGAGTTGCAGTAAAAACTTCACCTACAGTATTGTCAGTAGCACCACCAACTAAATCAAACGGAGTAGGAATAGCTCCTAAAACTGTAATTTGGTAGGTTTTATCTTTTAAAATACCATTACTTGCATGAGCTGTATCTGTTATTACACTACCATTTGCTAAATTTATTGCGTTACTGGTGTAAGTATTAGACCATTTTTCATCTGTTGCAGCAGAACCATCATATCTTTGAGGAACTGATCCTTCGTGTAAACAATGCAATCTTTTGTTAAAATTTATAAATTGCCAATCTGCTGTTGTACCAGATACAGTATGTTTAACATCAAGACCACTTGCAGGAAAAGCTGCATTAGGATTTGTAAAATCTACTGTATAAATAGAATTACCATGACTTGCAAATATTTTATTAGTGCCTCCATCATTGTGTTCAGTCATAGAACCTATTTTTGCACCAGTAGGAGTTGTTGCTTGTTGTAATCCTTTTCTTATAGATAAACGACCAGATTCTTTAATAACAATGTTTTCTGCTTTTTGCAACCAAGCTGGTTCTAATGAGGCAGGATTAGTTTGAGTATTTAATCCATGAATACCTATATTAAGTAAAGGGTTGTATGATAATTGTTTAGCCATTAGTTAACATACCAATCTGATTCATATTCAGTATTTCCACTATCTAACATAATTGCTTGTTTAAGTGCTTCACTAGCTTCTTGCGCCATAAGGCTAGATTGTGTTCCACCATCTTCACCTCTTTCTGAAATTGCCCTAGCCCAAGCAGCTAACAAAACTGGTTGTGTTGGAACTTTTAATACTGTAGCAGCTAAAGTTAATTCATCTTGATGCTTCACAAAATCAAAAGATATTGTTTGTATTTGTGTAGGAATTGGTGATAAATCTACTTTTAAATTATTTGAAGTATCTGTTCCGTTAAAGCCATAATAATGAGGTTCACCAGTAGGGTCTATTGGGTACTTTGTCTTATTAAGGTAGCTTTGGCTTACCTGGAGTAATTGAGTGCCTGTAGAGTTATTAATTGCATCAATAATTTTAAATTGTTGACCCGATAATAAACTGTAATTTTTAGTGCCAACTACAGTAGTTATATTTTTAGTTTCTCTAAGGACCAACCAATCGTGATAATTTTCTACAGATCGTTTAGCATCATTTACTAAAGAACCAACTACTTTTTGATAATCTGATACTACTGTATTGTCATTAATATTGCCAGACCAATCAACAAGTATTGTTTCTTCTCTAAGTCTTATTAATATTTGATTAATTAATTCTCTGTAAGTCATTGTTTTTCCTTATTTTTTAGCTAATTGCGATCCGAAGAAAAAGCTGATCAACAGCTCTGCGAATGAGTAAATTTCTGGGTTCTTGACCATTCCAGATACAGTCTCATACGTTGTCGTATCAGAGGTTAGCTTGATACCCAGGACTGAAAACCCTTCTTGGATTGTAGGTATAACAGTATCAAATCCAAGTACAGGAGCAAACTGTATTGTTACGAGTAGACCTAGCACAACAAGTATGACTATTCGCCTATTCATTGCAGCAAATGGACTTTCTTTTGCAGCAGCTTCTCTTGCCATGTTTACAGATTGATTGTTAACTTGCATTGCTTGAATCATAAGCTTCTGCTGCTCTGAGTTAGCATGTTGTTTCATAGCAAATAACTTAGCAACAAAACCTAAAGCTATGGGCGCTATAGATGTTAATAAACTGATCATAGTGCTACCTTAAATGCTTCAATAATTCCTATTTGTGTAATTACATACCAACCTAATGCGCCATAGATTCCATATTTAATTTGCACTAAAGACATATTGATTTTTTGTATACATAAATTAGTGTCATCAACTTTACTAAACAACTTAGATATTTGCATATCTTGCTTATCTGATATAGTTTCTAATCTTGAAACTCTAACTTCGTAATCTAACATTATTTACCTTTTTTTGGAAAGCCTTTTTTCATATTAGAAAATGCTTTTTTAGAAATAGTAGATTTTTTTTTAGCTCTACTTGTACCAGCTTTTTTTCTAGCATTTATGTTTGCGTATAAACCTTTTGCCATTACCATTTTTCCTTGTT